ATACGTAAAGCTCATAAGTTGTTAGATGAAGCTGATGCAGTCATTCATTACAATGGCACAAAGTTTGACATTCCTACGCTAAACAAAGAGTTTCTACTCTTAGGTTTACGACCTCCTGCACCTTATAAAGAAATAGATTTATTAAAGACATCAAGACAAAAATTTAAGTTCCCGTCTAACAAACTTGATTATGTAGCACAAGCTTTAGAGTTAGGTGAGAAAGTAAAACATATCGGTCATGAACTATGGATCAAATGCATGAATAAAGATAAAGATGCATGGAACATGATGAAGAAATATAATATTCACGATGTTGTATTACTAGAAAAAGTATATGAAAAAATGTTAGCTTGGATTAAAAACCATCCTAATCAAAATGCATATCATGATGGCACTGTGTGCCCAACATGTGGTGGAAGCAATCTTATCAAAAGAGGTGTTTCTTGTAATTCAACTCATAAATATCAAAGGTATGTATGTCGAGATTGCAATACTTGGAGTCGGGGAAACAAGTCTCTACTGAGAGGGAAATCTTCGTTAGTAAGCGTGTAAAGGTAACAATGGATATTGAAGAAATAGCAAAGCACATGACCGACAAAATGGTCATTGGAGTTGAGGTAGAGTACGATCTCAATACTATGGTAGTCACATTAGATGATGGATCTACTATAGAATTAATTGTTGATAGTATTTATGCTGAAGTTCCTGAATATGACTCGTAAAGGTGCTAAAGAAATAACACTTCCCAATGGCGTAAAAACAGACAATTACTCTAAAGATTATATACTTTATTGTGAAGCTCTTAACTTATCCAAAAAACCATTAGAAAAGAGAAGGGCATGGTTAGCAAAAATAAAAAATCAAGAAAGAGTCGATACCTTGAAATATTGGCTAAAGTGGATATGGGAGCAACGATAGGTATTCTCGTAGTCCTTTATGGTACATACTTGATGGGAGTCTTACTTACTGTACTCGGTAGGTAGATATACTCTTCAAATAAACAACTTGTGTATTCTGCATCTTGGTAGTGTTTTTTTACATATAGATCTGCAAATGCACAATTCTCAAAATGCCCAATATACATTGGTTCTTGCATAGTCATATATACGACAAGCACGTATTCAAACATTATTCAAACTTAACCTTGTTATCAGGAAATAGTTTGTGCCTCTTCCCGGATAATTCTTGTTCCATTTCTACCCTTACACCATCCTCTTCTTGAAAGAAGTAAAGATTGAACCAATATCCTTCAACTGCTACTCTTTTTGTTATCATTCTTACACAATCCATTTCCATATATATCCCTACCACACCACCATTTTTCATGATAAGTGTTAGCAGGTTCTTTACATTTATGACAAACTTGTTTGCCTACTTTAATCTTCGTCATGCAGTGGGTCTTCTATCCACTCACCTGTTACTGGTGATGACTTAGGTTCAAATCTTTTTTTTGCTTCTTTATAAAATGATTGCCAAGTCTCATTTGCTTTGTCTAAATCTTGCTCTTGTAGTTTTGGGTCATCATTTTTCTCTAAGAATCGAGCAGAATATTTAACATGGTTTGCCATATGCACTGCTTCTATAGGCAATAACTTATGTATCATATACTTAATTACGTCATAACATTCTAGCCCTAATCTTACATACCACTTTGGTTGTTTCACTGGGTCATTCATAAATCATCTCCTTCAAATTCACTTAAAATGTTCTCACCATTATCTAACACATCAAACCTTTTTTTACCGATGTAATACTTATGTATATCAGTAGCCATAGACTTAATAAACTTTCTACTTTCTATATTTTCTCTTAAGATATCAATATCCACATCAAGCAACCAACAACACATATCAAGCATGTATGAATCATTCATTAGCCATGTATGTGCCTTTTTACGTATGAAGTTTCTTCTTTCTGTTGCATTAGGAACTTTAGATAAATCGTGAATTGCTTGAACGAAAACTGAGACGAGTAGTCTACCCTCAGGAGTCTTTACAAGCTCATGTCTTAGGGCATCACTATTAAAACCTTTGGCAATCATCAAAATCCTTAGGGGTTTGTAATGATGGTAACACAAAACTATTCTATGTGTCGATATATAATGTCGGTATGTCAGACGGATAAAGATTTTAATTACCCGTCTAGGCAAATTTAAGAGAAGGGAGAATGTTTATGTGGACTAAACCATCAGCTACAGAAATGCGTTTTGGCTTTGAAGTAACAATGTATATCTGCAACAAGTAAAAAAAAAGAGGGCATCCACTGCCCTCTCTTTATATGAACTCTCAGAAGACTAGAAAGGATCATCTTCCAAAAGATCAGCACTACCAGCACTAGGCTGATTATTTACACCACCTTGACTATTGGGAGGTAGCTTAGGAGATATAGTACAAGAGATGTAAGTGTCACCTTTACCATCTTTTTCGATCCAACCAGCCACTCTCCAATTCCTATCTTCACCAATTGAAGCTGGGCCAGTGTAATCAGGTGCTTTTGGATTATCACCTTTGTTTGTGTTTTTATATATTGCGCAAGAAATTTTTTCCATGATTGCTCCTTATCTGTATTTTATCATTTTTCTGATGAATTGTATCCACCAGCTTTTAAAGCATTTTGTTTAGTATCGTATATACCAATCATCTTTACACCTTCATCAGTAAAGAAATGATATAAACCCCAAAATGGCCCATTTTCTGATACAAACATTCTAATGTGACCTGTTTCTTTATCATGCTGAATGCCTCTATCTACATCCCATATTAGATCCATAATTACTCCTTATTATTTAATGCTTCTTGCATTTCTTCGATTTCATTAAGAAACTGTTTGACTTCATCCTCAAGCTCTTTAATAAGTTTATCATCCCTTTGCACTCTTTGCACGTACATTTGTAAGTGTTCCGGGAATGATCCATTGTAGCTTACGAAATCGCACCATTTACGATTCGTACAAGCCATTTGCCATTGCATCTGATATAGGTAATTTTTTTTAAATTTACCTGTCAGTAATGTTTCAGTGTGTGTATTTGCTTGAGGGCATTTGATTTCAATTAATCCATCATCGCCCACCATACCATCGGGACTGGCCCCACTCATAGGTATAGTAGGATGATCAACAAAGCCCACCTCTTCTACTTCAGAGTTAGCCATGATGTATGACATCTTTGCCTCATCTTCGGTATCGATACCATGTTGCATGGCAGCATTAATGTAAGTATCAGTTTTCTTCCCAGTAAGCCTTTCAGTTATCAATTGAATTTTGTATGCCTTACGAGTTGCAGACTCACCTGTTTTTATCTTAGCAGTCACTGCGCCTAACATACTTGCAGTCACCTTACCTAGCCTTGCTTCAAACCACTCATCCGTTCTCTGTTCCATCTTTTTCCTCATCTTTCTTTATCTTATTTATAAATGGAAGTGCTTCTTTTCTTTCACTGGCAGTCATTTGGTTAAATACCTTCTTCAGTAATTCCATACCACCATCCTCATATGCCTCAACAATTTGATCTTCTATTGATAATGAGAACAGGTCCTCACCTCGGTAAACATATAAACCTAAACCAAATAGACTAACACATTTAGCTAAACATCTTTTTTGTGCAGTATTTATTTGCATTGCATCAGGTTTTTTTATTGCCCGGTTATTTAATAAAACAGGAAGTTGTTCAGTAAGAGTTTTGCCGAAAGCATGAACAGTAACAGACACCATGACTGTTTCATTATATTCTTGTGGAATATTGTAATGATAAACTGCATCTTGATCTTGTTTTAAGAACAAAGTCCATATATCAGCCCAAGACACATAATTAAAACGACCTTTTTTTTGAACATATTTATCAACATTAATCTTATTTAATGCTTCAAAATCATAAGTTTTTTCAGACATCATTGTCTCCTTTCTTAAATGACTCTATAACAATATCATAAACAAAAATGACAATCAATAGTTGACATTTAATTTATGAAGGAATAAATTATGAACTATCTATTAACTAAAAGGAGATAAAAATGGATAGAGATAGCTGGTTTCAAGATATCGATAGACACATAGATGAGGGTTGGCAAAGAGTAGAAGAAGAGGAAAGACAACAAAGAGAAGCCGATGAGGCAGTAGAAGATTATAAGAGGAGAAAGTATGAAAATAAATCTTGATATCACATTCGATAAAGCTTTAACCTATTTCGATAATGATATCTCATTAATGAGAGTTAAATTAGGTAATGTAGCAAGACAAGCAATCTATAAGTGGAAAGCAGATAATCGACTTCCACCAAAAAGAGTATTAGAACTACAACAATATATATTTGAAAATGAAAGGGATCAGATGCAATTTTACATACATCACATTGGTGACTTTATGAAAAGCACCCATTTTTTATCTCATGAAGATAGAAGTGTATACCTCGGTATGCTTTGGTATTATTATGACACAGAAAAACCATTAACAAAAAGTGTTAGTGAACTAGCAATGAGAATGAAGGCAACAGAGGAACAAATCATTAGATTGCTCGAAACATTTTTTGTAGAAACAGATATTGGTTATATAAACCCTAGAGCGCAACAAGAGATGGAAAAGGTATATAAAAAATCTCAACAAGCTAGAGAGAATATCAATAAGCGATGGAATAAAAAATACAATGGTAATACAAATGTTATACTACCCAAAGACCCAAAGACCCAAAAACCCAAAGACCCAAGTAAGATAGATAGTTCATCAGAGATGAACGAGATAGAGCAAAGTTTTGATGAGTTTTGGGATACATGGCCCTCCAGTAAAAGAAAGGTAGATAGAAGAAAATGTTATGGCAGATGGAAGTCTCACAAACTACATAAGATATCAAGAATGATTATTGATCATGTAGAAGCAATGAAGTCAGATGAAGATTGGATAGAGGGATTTGTGCCAAAACCTTATACATATCTAAATCAAAGAAGATGGGAAGCTGGTTTAGGAAGCACAAAGACACAAGGTAAGAAAATTAACCCTATGCTAAAAGAGGATCGTAGTAATGGATAAGACAGCTGGTGAAATATTTGATCGGCTAACTGTAACAAAAGATGAGGTTGATGAGTATACAGGTGAAAGAAAAACAGACTTCAAAATTAAAGATACAGAAAGTTATGTAGAAGAAGTCATAGATTATTTCTTTAATGAACAAACATCTGGGTACCCTTTACCATTTAGCAAGATGGAAGAAGAGTTTAGAATTCGTGAAGGGGAATTAACCATAGTACAAGGTATATCAGGACATGGTAAATCGATGTGGTTAAACCAAGTCATTCTTTACCTAACTAAAGTTACTAAATGTCTTATTGCAAGTTTTGAAATGAGACCAGCCATTACATTGACTCGTATGATTGTTCAGTCAGGAAATCAAAAGCCTACTGAGAAATATATTAAAGAGTTTTGTACAGAAAAGAAAAACAAACTATTCATTTATGATCAAGAGGGAGTGACTGAATCTGAAGACATCTATAGCTGTTTAGTATGGGCAAAAGAAGTGCATTCTATTGATGTTTTCGTTATCGACTCACTCATGAAGATCAGTGATGTAAATGAAGATGATTATGAAAGTCAGAAAAAGTTTGTAGATACATTAGCAGTTCTTTGTAGAGATTTAAAAATTCATATTTTTTTAGTTTGTCATACTCGTAAAGTGAATGAATATGAAAAGCCTGATGCAGAAAAGATTATGGGATCAAGTCATATTAGAAATTTAGCTGATAATGTGATTTGTATTTATAGAAATAGATCAAAAGAAGTGGAGATACGAGAAGGGAAGGATAAAGATGATTTACATTATGTGCCTGATGCTTTTATGATTGTACAAAAGCAAAGGAATTATCCATCAGAGCCTGAGTTAAATCTTTGGTTCAACGAATTACAATTACGATACCGGGAGAAACCATGAAAACATTTAAAGAGTTTGTAACAGAGGTTGAGAAAGTGTTTGGAGATATTAGTAGTCTACGCATAACTTACCCTAATGGTACAATGTCAAAATGGAGAAAAGTTAATGGTAAATTTTACGCTGTCACCTCACAACTTGGAGGCGCTTATAAACAGGGTCAAAGAGTTGCAAAAATTAAATCCACAAAAGCTTTACACAGTGGAGATAAGAGAGAAGAAAGTAAAACGTAGTCAAGATCAAAACAAAAGACTATGGAAGTTATATACAGTTATTGGTGAGTCTCTAGGTTACGAGCCACTAGAAATGCATGAGTTATTAACATTTAAATTTTTAGGTGAGCAAAAAGAAATAAATGGGGAAAAGATTTTTAAAGTCCCTTCCACAACATCTTTGTCTGTAGATGATATGTCTGAATATCAGAAGCAAATAGAAATATGGGCAT